TGGTGACTGTCCACCGTTAAGGGCATCAATTAAACCCTTCACACCGTAGGCAGGTGATTTGATTTTCTTGTGGTCAGCTTGGCAATCAGCCAATGTATATTCAGCCTTGCCTGAGTTAGCCAATGCCCACATCACATAAGCACGTCGCTCATAGCTTGGCGTGCCGTCCTTGAGGAACATGGTGCGTTCAAAAGGAAAAGGGTTTTTGTTATCAAGCCCTTGGACTGGACGTATAATAACATTGGCAGGATTGTTGCCTGCCTTGTCCTTCAACCATGTGTAGATATCCCCAGGAATCACGCCTACTTTTTCACGCTTGTCAGCAGGGATGGAACCAATGCCCTGAAAGGTAATTTCCTTAGGGGCTGATTTCTTAGCTGTGTTAGTCTTCATAATGTACTCCTTTCTACGAGTATTAATATTTAAGTTATGTAAATAGAATAGCATATGGGGCATACGATTGTAAACCCTTAATTACTCATAATGATAACATTGGACTAGAAGCCGCTGACTTCGCCCGAAGTCTTACGATATCATCCGCTCTAGGATCTTTGACCATCCATCATTATCTTTCGGCATCTCATATGATCCATCGTATGTGCAATCATCGTCCATCAATCTCGGTCCAAGGTTCTTTCCATCAATAATAAAGAGGCGACGGGACAGGAGATGATGAACCAAGTTCCAAACACAGCCTCCTTTCGCTGTACGTCCTGTCTGCCAAGCAATCTGATGAGGTCGCCACTTTGGAAACTTCTTGTCGGTCTTTGTCGTAAGAACCTTCAGCTCAACCCAAAACTCTTTACCGTTCATACATCCATTCAAATCAGGTACTCCTGGGACAGACCATGACTCAACTCGCGTCCAGTGAACCTTGCTTCTTGTTCCATCACGGAGCAAATGCCAGAGCTTGGACTCAGGCTTTTTCATCAGCTTTTGGGTGTACTTCTATGTCGGTATAATCTACGTCAATCGCAGGTTTAGTCTGTTCCACAAGCTGTGGGAACTCCTCCTGCATCTTTTGTATTTCTTTCATTACTTCCTCCCGAGACATCTGGTCTATTTTACCCATCATTATCTCTTTTCTATCTATGTATAATCCTGCCGCTTGACCTCTAGATTTTTCAGCACTGACGGCGGCGGCGAAGTTACCGTTCTGCATCGCCTCATCTCTGATTTGTGCTAGCTTACGAACATGGCTTTCAAAACTTACCTCAAACTTGTGTTGGAGTTCGTTTTTGATTTGCCGTACCCTTTCCAAAACTTGTGGATAGTCCCGTCCATTCAACATACGGCTAGCTATCGCATGGGCATTACTTTCAGCATACCCTGCTTTGAGAGCGGCTTCAGTTTGTGTAACTTCCTCGGTTGCATAAATCGTTGCAAACTTTTCCTGCATAGGAGTCAGCCCTGTTTCCACACGAGGGTTAGCTATAATGTCCAGTTTATTCTTATGTGTGACCTTTGCTTTTGCCATGCAGATATCATAACTTTACATAATAGAACCTGCAATAGAAATCGAATCATAACAAAAAAGCCCTCACACTATCTCGCGTGGGGGCTTAAAGTATTGATTTTATTGTATAGTCAGATATTGTATATTAAGATATCTGAAAAAAGTTTTCACTCACATTTCTATTTCGTTACTATTTTAGCATTCTTGGCTTCATTAACTTTATTGAAATAAATTTTGTACTCAATACAACTTAATCCTGCATCATTACGTATCAAGAATTTTTGTTTGTCCGTGATCCGTGCTTTGCAGTACATCAGTAAAGACCACACAACAACATCATATGGTTTACGATTTGTTTTACAGGATTGGTAGCGTTCCTGTAGTGAGGGACATTCCCTGTGCAGGGTAAAGGTTTCGTGCATTACCCGAGTGTCCCTGTTGTCACCGTTGAACTGTATTACATCAGAGTCATCAGCTGTAATGCTAATGATCGGATAGTTGTTTGGTTCATCTATCATAAAGCTAAGAAAGCTTTTAATACTTGACCACTCCTGTACGGTGAAGTCATTGAACTGTTGCCAGTAATTCGTATAACCCATTTGTTTTCCTTTCTTTGGTTATTAGCCGACCATTTTGGCTATGTCATTATAAATTAAGTGATAAGCATTTTCGTTATGTGTTGACCAATAGTGCATTTGTTCTTGGCTAAATCGCACAGCACGTATGCTCGCACGGTACTCACTGTCAAACACAACGTAAATTCGCTCATGCTTACGGTCTGTAGTAATTAGGAAGTATTCCATATCACTAACAATTAAATTCACGACATCATTATGCACAGGTATATCGTTAACAATGGTGATGTCTTTGGGTGATGGTTGCACGTGAGTTTCATAATGTGTGTGTATGAAATCTTGTACAACCTTAATCACAATGTTTTGCAAATTGTCCATGTTACCCTAGCACGCTTCTATTTGCTCTATTTCGGGGTGTAGGTTAGCTTCCAAATAGATGCAAACTTTTTGCCAAGTGTTGCAGTCAGGGTCGTCAATGTCGGCAACGCCTTCGCCCTCGTCACCAAAAGCAACAATAAAATTGCTGTTTTCCTCAATGTCGCCGTAGCACTCACAAGTGCCACCGTCTTTACGAGTGTAAGTGTAATTAAGTTCCATAGTAAAATCCTTTCTGTGATTTAATTACTATAACCAGTATAGCATGTGACAACTTGGAAAGGTGTCATTTAAGGTCGGATAGAACTCTTTTTATATCGGGTGGAACGTAGTGTTCTCCTTTGATGACTTTGCCATTTTCATCATACTGAGCGTTGCCGTTGACATCTAGCTTGGACATGTTGCTGTCATGCACGGCTTCAAAGGTATAATCAAGGTCAATCCCGCAACTGTGACCGATCCCGTAGATAACGTATAGTATGTCTGTCAATCCATCGGCTACCCCAACGATATCTTTTTTGGATAATGCTTGATAGAACTCTGCCAGTTCCTCTTCTAACATCAACATGCCAAGACGTTGAGTTTGTTCATCGGGAATGGTTGGTGATTCATTGACAGTATGCCCCACTCTTTTCATAAAAATCTTTACTTTGTCGGAGTTGGAAAACCAACGTGGGAGCAAACCGTTCTTATTGTATTTTTTCATGGCATACCTTTCGGCTTGCGGAGAGGCACACGCATTTCTACTATGTAGTTCTTTACTTCTACACAGTTCGGTTTCTGTACCCAAGGATCGCGGAGCTGTTTTAGTTGTTGTGCCATCTCAATACAATCTTCTTTATAGCTAAACACTAATCTATGGAAAGCAGGTTGGGTAGTCATAATGTCAGGCACGGTAATTAGATGCAGAACAAAATAGGTAAGAGGGGTCATATGCCCCTCCCGTGAAACAAACTATTTAAGTCGGCGTCTTTGCTTTTGTCAAGTACTAACTTACTGCCGTCCCAGTTATAATAGCCATGTATCTTACCACCTCGTTTTGCGTGGAGTAGTACTATCTCATGTATTTCCTCATCGCGTGCTTTTACACGTTCGGCTATGCGTGCGACGTGTGGATAAAAGTCCTTGACACGTTTAAACATCGGCAACATATAAATGGTGTCGCTGTTTTTAAGAATGATTTGTCCTTGTAGATTTGGCATTACTGACCCTCCCATTTGCGTATTTGTTCTAGTAATCCAGTCGCGGCTTCATTCCTGCCACGATGGATATACCAATGTAAGTCCTCCTCAGGTGGAGATAACTTTTCAATAGTATTATCATCAAACTCTTCTACCTCGGCTTCTAGCCAGTCTTTTACTTTGCCGAGAACTATGGTGTCAGGGCTAGCGAACATCGCCCCTAGCCACCGACGGAACTGTTTAAATGTAAAGCTCATGCCTAATGCTCCTGTAATGTGTGTTCATACATGTCATCGATGTAATTACTGCCTTGTGCATCAAGTGCTTGTTCTTTATGCACCTTTTTATCTAGCTCATAATTTAATTTTGTTTGCATAACGTCAGCCATAAAGTCTGGGATAGCACGGTTTGTCCACCTGCACATGTGCGATTTTTCAAAAATATAATACCTACGATAGGCTGATATGTAATCATAGGGTTGCTTGTATTCATCAGGCATAGCCTGCGGAGGCATCGTACCCTGCCGTGTTGTCATACCCTTTGGTGGGGCTGTGACTTGATACAATATACTTTGCGTGCTGTGCCTTCTTTGGTAACGGAAGGTGTACTCTTGAAAGAGTTTGTTAGCAAAGACCCAAGCCTTTGTATAGTTTTCCACACACTCGGCAACCCAGAGTGTGCATGGGTGTTTTTCATGGACGGGAGCATAGGGAGCGTCCTGCCCATGAAGGTGATGCGTGGTACATAACATCTGTACAAGCTCTAACGGCATCTTTACAACATGCTTGTCGCAATGATACTGCACAGCTTTGTCCATGTCATGATCTAACCAAAAAATATTCATGCTGTACCTTTCTATGTAATAATTGAATATACCTTATTATAACACGGGACGTTGCCTGTGTGGTTCTATTGTAATCTACAAAAAACGGACAACGAGCAGGAAGAGTAGGATTCCAACTAATGCGTATAGTATCATGCCCATTGTCCGAGTTTGGAGGAAAGAAAATCCCTAGGAGTGGGTCTACACGACTGAACACTGAGTGGGTCTATGCGACTGAACACTCCTGGGACTTCTAAGGTGTTCTCTAGATTAGGTGGTACTATGTTTACTGGAGAGTCCACTTTGACCTTACGATATAACAACCTGATAAAACTAACCGATGTCGGGGTACAGGCTGATATGGCATCTAGAGCTCGTAGTACGACAAACCTTACGCTCGCACATTTCGGATAGGAAGTAACTTCCTTTGAGCAGTATTTTTGGCAGGCAGTTACTTCCACTCTCCACCCCTATCCTATTTGCTTGGTTTGCTCATTATCCTCAAAAGCCTTATCAATAAGTGGGGCTATGAGTTTGTGAGTTTCGGGGTAATGCTTTTCCATAAGGTGGATGTAGCATTGTGTCCAAGCATATTCTCGTGCCATAGCACTCATGGTTGATGCTAACTCAGTGAGGTTTCTTTGTGTTGTTTCAAACTTTTCCATGTTTAATTTACTTTCCATTGAACGCCCCCATGATACGTGCAGGTAAAACATCTGTGCTGTGGCAATAATCACAGCACTTACCTTCAGCTACTGGGTAAGCCTCATGACCAAACGCCCAACCTGATATTGGGTGTGGTTCTATCTTGTGCTCGCATATAACACACGTGAGTGTGTCGGGCTTAGTATTTTCGTTAGTATCCATTGCTTGCTCCTTTCTACAGCAAATTAAGTTATACTATATAGTGCCACAAGATTATTTCCACACAACCTTTTTGTACTCCTTTGCACTCTTTTTTAAGATGGTGAAGATCCGTTGGCGACTGACACCTAGCTTTGTGGCGATCGCCTGAAGAGTCCACCCCTCTACCCTCAGTCTTCTTATTTCTTGCCGACGTTTGTGCCACTCTTTATTTTTGATGTACGCGAAGTTACCAGTCCGTCCATCGCGGAGTTTTGCATATAGATGCAGAGTGCCGACCTTCATATTCACGTCTCGTAAAAGACCGTATTTAAAACCATAACGAGTACAGAACTGTTGCTTAGTCAGACCATCGGTCAGGGCTTTCTCGTACCATTCATTAAGATAAGTTTTGAGCAACCTTCGCCTGTCAGACATTGCAGGCTTCGGGTCTAACTCTTTGAAATGATTACGTATTTCTTGATATGTTCTAAACAAAGGGTGTCTCCACATGTATGGTGATGTCAACAGCACGGTCAGGTGGACGGCAGATGGCGTACACAAGTAACCTGCGTTTAGGGTCTTCTGTTTTGGCTTTGACAAAAGCATCAATCGCCTGCTGTTTGGTTTTGAATGTTGGTTTGTCCTTGGTGTATTTTGCTCTGCCGAAGAACTCGGTCAGGGTGTAATACTGCACATGCTCAAGCACGCTAGCTTCATACTCTTCCCAGTTTTGCATTACAATCCTTTCTACATTGTTATATTTATATAATAGCACAGATAGGGGTTTACAGGGCTCTTATTTATTCGCATCTGACATCAAACTATATAGCAGATGTTTATACCCTAATACTTTCCGCACTGGTTCAAAGTCTGGGTGTGTTGAATATGTATCATAAAGATGATGAGCACCATATTTACAGATGTCTGCCATTTCTTTATTTGTTTGTCCTTCTAAATGCGTGTATAATACGAGATCCAACATATCAGCCATCTTTAACCGTGCTTCATCTTTCATAGAAAGATTGGCATATAGCCACTTAATTTCATATCTTTTTACTATTGCTAATTCTGCTAGTTCAAAAGCATTACCTATTTCTGGGTGATTACGTTTAGCTGTGAAAGGTATGTCCCCTAGAAAAATTTCAGGCACATCATGGTATAACGCTTTTTGTAATAGTTCTTTACTGGCATCTGCCCATAGTTCATTCACCAATATCGCTACTCCATATGAGTGTGACCCTACTGTTTGTTTCGGGTGGAGTGAAGCGACTGTGTGAAACCGTGAAACGAACTGTGCATTCCAGCTTGTTTCTAACCTTTCAATGTTCAGTGTTGTCTTGCATTCTTGTTTGTCCATCGTTTATCCCTCTCATCCATGGTTTATCGCTAAAGTTTTTCTTGGCTTCGCCCCAACTCGGACCGAACTCCGCATCAACAAGTGACGGTATTTGCATCTGCACACAAGTTTCCATCACCTCTTTTATTCGCTGTGCTGTAGGTTCATCAGGCACAGAAATATCTAGTTCATCATGCACCTGTATCAAAGGTATAATACCTTCCTTGTGCAGTTCAACCATCGCCGCTTTTGTTTGATCAGCGGCACTCCCCTGTATTAATCTGTTAAGAGCTTTATAAGTAAAAGCTCTTTTGATTGCAGGACCGTGTTCAGCATACGCATCTTTATAGTTCAATGGCTTGTAGACACCGTAAATGTTTGGCTCCCATTTATCAAACCGACACTTACGTCCAAGCAGGGTGCGTATACTACCTTTCTTGGAGGCTCGCTGTGTGGCATACTCTGCGAGCTGTTGTACAAAAGGAACTTTGCTGTGATATTCTGCAAATAATTCTTTAGCATCATCAAACTCTAGCCCAAGCTGTTCTGCCAGTTTGTTCTTGCCCATGCCATAGAACAATCCGAGGTTTATATCTTTTGCCTGCTTGCGAGGCACACCAACGATATCAGCCGCCATCTGGTGAAAGTCCGTACGCACATCGGTATTGTATTGTTCGGCAAACTGTTCAGCCCCTGTGAGTTTTAACAGACTAGCATAGTGGACAACTAAACGTGGTTCTTGACTGCTATAATCAAACGCCCCCCACACCTCACCTTCCTCTGGTAAAAACAAACCACGTATCATAGGACCTATTTCAGCATTACGTGCAGGGACTTGCTGAAGGTTAGGGTTGCTGTAACTAAATCTACCTGTGACTGTGCCACCTTCATCTGATCGGAGGCTATGGGCTTCTGCATGTATGCGACCCTTGTGTTGGTGCTTGAGTATAGTATCAATAAATGTAGTTCTAGCCTTATTGAGTTCCCTTGCTCGCACTACAGCTTTTGGTAATGGGTCTTCGTGATTAGCTAAAAAGTTTTTGGTAAATGACGGTGCTCCGCTTTTTGGTGTTTTAGGATACCGTAACCCTTTGGTATCAAAGGCTTTTGCAATACTGTTCGCCGCCCAGATATCAATGTCTTCACCTTTTACCGATTGTAGTATTTCCTTTTCTTGCTTTTCTAAATACAACTTGAGCTTTTCGGCACGCTCTAAATCCACACGCACACCTCGCTTACGCATCTCAAATACCGAACGTAAGACATTTGTTTCAAGGTCAAACAAATCACCTACATCTTCTTTTACAATAAGATGTTTAAAATGTTGCCATAATCGTAATGTTAAGTCAGCATCTTGTTCAGCATATGTGCCTACGAAGTGAGCAGGAAGTTTATACATTTCATTCTTTGGGTTTACTCCAAACTCCTTCGCGGCTTCTTTTAGTAATACTTCGCTTTTACGTTCACCTAAGTAATCTTTACCTACATTGTTAAGTGAGTAACTGAACCTGTTTTCATCAAGACAAGCGGCGACAATCATAGTATCAATGATCCTGCCCTGCACCGTGATCCCTTCAGCCCATAACCACCCCAAGTCATACATCGCATTGTGCATAATGTAATCGCGTGGAACGGAACAAATGTTTTTGAGCCACTTAAGAGTTTGCTTGGCATCAAGGTTGCTACCGTTCTGGTGTCGTATAGGAAAGTACCATGCCTTTCCCTCTACTGCCACAGCAATACCTATTATATACCCATCGTTTCTAG